AAACTACAATTTTTGACAACCTACAACCATTCAGATTACTCCCAAGCAAACCAGGCAGCATAGAAGATCATTTCGAATTAAAAGATTCATACCGTGTGTTAAAGTTTACGCCGGACGATGAAAACATCTACGAAACAAAATTATTAATTGATGGACTAACGAAAAAAAGTGAAGCATACCTATATAGAAATGGGGTTGCTCTTAACGATGGACTTAAAGGAAGTTATGACAGAGAAATAGTAAAATTGTTTGGCACACCTAAATTATTTTTCAACTCGGTATTTGCCGCACAAAAGACCAAGGGAATCTTTGCCTTAAAAGAAGGGGAGCGCCGCGAATTGTTTTATGAAATACTTGATATTGATGAGTACACAGTTAGGGAAGAAAACGCAAAGAAATATTTACAAAAAGAGCAAAACAGATTAAACGTTTTGGAAAGTGAAATAAAAATATTCACCGGCGAAATAACGGTATGCAACATTACCAAAGAAGATATCGAAAAGAAGATTTACGAGCGTGAAGAATTATCATCAGCTAAAACAATGGGTGAAGTGAAGCTGAAGGAGACAAGAAAAGGAATTGATGATCTAAATATTGTTGTTGCGGGATTAGGCGTAAAAATAGAACAGCAGCAGGAGATAACTAACCGTATAAGCGAACTTACGGAAGAGATTGAATTCCAGGACGAAAAGAAACAGCTTGAACTTACCGAAATTGAGGGAGAAAAAGAAGCTGCACTAAATACCTTTACTTCTTCAAATGAATTTGATAAACACATAAAAGAGTTAGAGACGAAAAAGAACTTTCTGAACGAGGAGTTCGAGAAAGAAAATGAAGAGATAAGCGGATCAATCGCCACAATGAATGACGAGATCAACGCAAATGATTTGAAGAAGGTGCAAATTGAGGCGAAGATAAGCAGGAGTAAAACGATACTTGAAAATAAAGGCACGATAGACGTTAATCTTGATGAAAAAAGGAAATGTACGGATGAAGCGGCGAAAATACTTGCATTGGAGAAAGAGCATCTTTTAGAAATAGGGAAACTGCAAGAGGGGAAAGAAGGGGAAGAAAAACTTTTACAAGTTTTGCGCGAAAGTTACGCGAATACGGATAAAGTCAAATCTCAGAAAGATCATCAGCTTACTACGGTAAATGAGTTAATTGCATCTTTAGAGGAATTAAAGAAAACCGGATTAGATCGGTTAAAGGAAGAAATCTCAACAATTGATAAAGTACCATGCAGCGAAGTTGTAGGACGGGGTTGTATGTTCCTTACAAGAGCAATGGAAAGCAAGGATACGCTGAAAGATGTTGAGAACGACTATGATGCTAAAATAGTCGGTAAGGAAGAAGCGCGCGATGCAATATTTGGGGAAATAGAAAACACTGAAAAGTTTTTGGATGAAGCTAATGAAGAAATAAAAGCCAAAGAGAAAGAGATAAAAGATAGTTTTACCGATCAAATAGCTTTGATAAATGAAAAAGTGGATGCATTGCGTGTAAAAATTAAAGAAGTTGCAGGCAAGTTAGCGGAACTTGCAAAAACTAACTGGGAAGCGCTCGACAAAGAACTTGCAGAGGCGGAAAGGAACGCCGAACTATGGCAAAACGAAATTGAAGGTTTAGATAAAGCTTGCGATGATAAGCGCAAACAAATAAAGGATTTGCAAGAAAGACTTGTTAATATACAAGAGAGACTAACAAATAACATAAAAGATGTTGAAAAACAAATAGTTACGCATAATGACCTCTTAGAAAAAGAAAAAAAGACGATTATTAGTTTCTACGCGGAGAAGAAAAAAACTACCTCCGCAAGATATGAAGCGCAAAGTGAAAGTTTAAATAAAGAGTTGACTGCGAATAAAGAGAAGATAGACGAAACTTTGCAGCGGCAAAAAACCGAAAAAGAAATAATGTTGAGAAATTCGAGAGTAGAGATTGAAGAAGAAGAAACTTGGTTAAAGGGAACAGAGAAAGAATTAACCGATCTGCAAGTAGAAATAGCCGAACTAAACGAAAAGTTGATAAAAAAACAATCTTTGGTTGATAGGATTGCCGTTAAGAACGCCGAAAGACTGTTCGTTGAGGAAGAGATAAGACAGTGGTCCGTTGTGCGAGAAGCTATGTCGAAGACCGGGATTCCGGTTCTTAAGTTGGAAGTTTCAGGAACTGGAATATCAAAACTTACAAACAATTTTTTAAGCAATTATGAAAATAAATTTCGGGTTGTATTTGAAACAACCTCCTTTACCAAAAAAGATAAAAAGCAAATTGAAGTATTCGACATAAAAGTGTTGGATGAAGATGGAATTTGTAACATCGATTACAAGAGCGGCGGGCAGAAAACAGAAATTGAAACAGCGCTGCAATTAGCAATTGCACATTTTAAAAGAGAACAGGGGAAGGTAAAAGCAAAAACCGGATATTTGGATGAAGGCGATGGAGCGTTGGACCTTAAAAGCGCCAACCGCTATTTTAAGGTAATTGAAGAAGCGCATAGGCTTAGTGGGGTTTTCAATACGATAGTCATCACTCATCGTCCTGAATTAATTGAAAGAATTAGTCAACGGATTGAATTGTCGGATGGTTATTTTGAGATAATTAGGAATTAGAAATTGAGAATTAGGAATAAAATTGGAATAAAAAAGAGCACGAATTACAACGAGCGGCTTAAAAATACAATGATATTTGCTAACGCAATGTTTGATGGCAGATTAAAAACGAAGCGTGAAATTCAAAACAATAAAATAATAGAAATATATATTCCCAAAAACCAAAAGAGGCTTGCTGAATGAAGATATTGTTGATAATTGCTTTAATAGCCGTTTCTTCTAACCCAAGAGGAGATATTTAATGAAAGAACATCCGATATTATTTAGCGGCGATATGGTTAAGGCGATTCTTGAAGGAAGAAAAACGCAGACGCGAAGGATAATAAAACCGCAGCCGGAATTAAAAACATATCCTCATCTTGATAATGTTTATTCCGAGGAATTGCAAAAATTCATCACTCGACCAAATATTAACCTTATATGGAAAGGGGTTCAAACGCATATTGATGAATTTAACCAAAGATGTCCTTACGGAAAAGTTGGTGATCAACTTTGGGTAAGGGAAACTTGGGCGAAAGTTTATTGTGAAGAGGAAAATGAAGATGAGACATTTGTTTATAGGGCAACAGACCCGGGACTAACCACAGGTGATGAAGACGAAGAGGGGAATATCTTCAAATGGAGACCGTCTATTTTTATGCCGCGCTACGCTTCACGGATACAGTTTGAGATAGTTAATATAGCAGTTGATAGATTAAATAACATTTCGGAAGAAGATGCAAGAGCGGAAGGGATAGAGATGAACAACAAGCCTTATGCAGGTTGGTTTTGGATGGAAAATATTTATTCTACTGATTACGCCCCATTGGCTTACGAAAAACTTTGGGATAAAATTAACGGCAAAGATTCATGGTTAAAAAATCCGTGGGTTTGGGTTATTGAATTTAAAAGAATTAACTAAACTGGTGACAAAATGGATTTACGAAAGAAATTTATCGAAGACAATTTAAAGAAAGCTGAAGTGAAGAAAGGCTTAACGGAATGGGAAAAAGAGCTAATCGCTTCGGTAAAGGAGGATTTGAAGGAAAACCGTTTCGTGTCGCAATGGAAGTATAACCATTTAGAAATATTAGCAGAAAATAGATAAAGGAGCAAAGGATGAATTTATTACTAACAAAACCGGCAATTTGTTTCGACATTGAATCCACCGGAACGGATCCCGTGAAAGATAAAATTTTGGAACTTGGAATAAGACGGTTAGACCCAAACAATATTTTTCCAGAGCAAAGATATTTGACTTACAATTTCCGGTTTAATCCGGGGAGACACATACCGGAAGAATCAACGGCAATACATGGGATTACGGATGAGGATGTTGTAAACGAACCTCTTTTTGAAAAGCGAGCGGAAGAGATAAAGCTAGTATTCGCCGGATGTGACATTATTGGTTATAACAGCAACCGCTTTGATGTGCCTATGTTAGTTGAACACATGCTCAAATGCGGAATAGAAATTTTTTCTGAAGATACGCAGTTTGTTGACGTGCAGACAATTTTTATGAAGAAAGAGGAGCGGACACTCTCGGCAGCGGTAAAGTTTTTCTTAGGGGGAGATCATAAAAACGCACACTCAGCTTTAGCGGATGTTGATGCAACAATTAACGTACTAATCGCAGAGATTGAAAAATATCCCGACATAGGCACAACCATAGGTGAGCTTGTAAAATTTTCTAAATACGGCGATAAACCGATTGTAGATTATGCGGGAAAACTTGTTTACAATAATGAAGGAAGAGTTTGTTATAACATTGGCAACTCGAAAGGAACGCCAGTTGAGGAAGACCCGGGATTTGGTGAATGGATGATGCAAAGAGATTTTCCTTTAGACACCAAGAGAAAGTTAAAAAAATATTTGGATATAGCTTATTACGGTGAACGAGTTGTAAACGATAAGGAGGAATTGTAATGGCAAACACAAAAATTCAATGGACAGACAAGGTTTGGAACCCGATAACCGGTTGTACAAAAGTTTCGCAAGGTTGTAAAAATTGTTACGCTGAAACAATAGCAAAGCGATTTTGGGGAGAGAGAAAATTTACGAATGTTCAATGTCATCCCGAAAGATTAAGCCAACCATTGCATTGGAAGAAACCGGCGAAGATTTTCGTTAATAGTATGAGTGATCTTTTTCACGAAGATGTGCCGTTTGAATTTATTGATGAAGTATTTCATACGATAGCTTTCGCTCCTAAACATACTTTTCAGATACTTACAAAGAGACCGCTAAGAATGATGAAGTTTTTTGCTCAATCGAGTTATTGTAAAGGCATTGAAAATCTTAAAAACATTTGGCTTGGCGTTTCTGTTGAAAACCAACAAACGGCGGATGAAAGAATCCCTTTGCTATTGCAAACACCGGCGGCTGTTAGATTTTTAAGTGTTGAACCGATGTTGGGGGATATTAAGTTAAAATTTATTGGTTGCCCGGAATGTGGGCACTCAGAAAATCACTGGTTCCCAAACTACACTATTTGTCACCATTGTAAAAAAGAAGTAAAATCTCCTCCCGATAATATGATTAATTGGATTATTTGCGGAGGAGAAAGCGGACCGCACGCGCGACCGATGCATGTAGATTGGGTGAGAGCGATAAGAGATCAATGCAAAGAGGCAAACGTGCCATTCTTTTTCAAACAGTGGGGAGAATGGGCACCGGAACCGGATATACACAAGGGCAGAACTCTTTGGTTCGATGGTTCGATGGATACGGGCATAGCAAGTAAAAACGGAATTGGTAGAAATGTAAGAAGAGTTGGCAAGAAAAAAGCGGGGCGATTGTTGGACGGAGTTGAACACAATGAATTTCCAGAAGGAGTATGAAATTGGAAAACCAACTAAATGAACTTTGGGTAACGATAGAAGGGTTTGCTGGACAATATGAGGTTTCGAATTTGGGTAGAATTCGTTCTTTAGATATGTTGGTTTGGAGCGGAAGGAGCCATTATATGAAAAAGGGACGGATATTAAAACCAGGGCTTGGAGGGAACGGTTATTTAACTGTCGCACCCAGAGGCGTATCGCAGAAAGTTTCAAGACTAGTAGCAATTGCTTTTGTACCGAAAATAGAAGGGAAAGAAATTGTAAACCATATTGACGGGAATAAGTTAAATAACTTAGCCACAAATTTAGAATGGGAAGACCATCATGGGAACGAAAAACACGCATACAGAACCGGGCTTAAAAACTCAAATAGTGTCAGAAAGTTAAGCAAATCGGATTATGCTGAAATTATTAAAAGGCGGGGCAGAGGAGAAAAATTCACTGAAATCCACAAAGACTATCAGCAAGTAACCATCTCGACAATAAAAAGAATAGGGCATATATACAATAAAACAAGGGGACATAAACACGGAAAACAATTTTAAGGAGACATAAAAAATGAAAGTTATAGATTTATTAAATCAAGTTAAACTTGGAATTGATAATGGACACATTACTGAAAATTCAGAAGTGTTTTTTGCTGTACCAGGAGAGGATGGATTTATTTTGGAAATTAAGAGCACTTGTCTACCGGCAGTTATCCACAAAACAGCACCAAAGAAATTAGGTGTGTTATGTTTTTCAAATATAAAATTACCACAAGAAGAAGTCCGAGGAAATACTGATGAAAATTAACGTATCAGATGCAGTAATAGGACACTTTTGGGAAGAGCCGCCGGAAGATAGTTGGGAGTTTTGGGCTTTTATTTGGCCGGTTAAGGCAAAAGTAGGAGACCCGATTTTCTTTTACCACAACAAACAACTGATTGCACAAGCGGTGATAGCAAAAATTGAGAAACCGGGTGAAAGTGAATGCGAAGCAACCGGCAATTACCGGAACCGGTGGAAGGTGTATTGGCGACCAGAGAGCTTCGAAGACCTTAGAAATTAGGAATTACGAATTAGGAAGAAAGAAAATAAAAGGAGTAACAGTATGAAAAATTTAGAGGGAAAAACCTATGAAGAAATACTTGAGCCAATTTTAACTCAGGCAAGAAATACTTGGACGGGAGGAGAAGGGTTAAAACGAGAACAAAGGGTTAAAGAAGTTATCGAGAGAGTTACAACCGAGTATGGGAAGTTCTTGAATTTAGATAAACTTACTATGTTAAGAACAATTGAGGAGAGAAGGGACTATAATACAGTAAATTACTATCAAGATGCTAATTTCCCGAAATTAGATACCAATGACGTTTTAGTATTCCAAAATCAAAAGGAATTTATGGAGCGTTTCCCATCAAAACAATTTATTTGCCCGGCTTGTAAACAAATTTCAACAGATCCATATATATGCAACTCAAACCATATTGATAAAAAGGGAAAGGTTTGTGATTGGAAGGCTTATGGATTATTCCATACGATGGGAAAGGGGATAAAAATATTATTTAAGGATAAGTTTTTAGAATGCCCGACACCGCAAGAAATATTTAGACCGATAGAACTAAATAAAAATATTGAGGCTTAAAATGGAAATAAAAATGGAAGAGATGAAGCCAATTGGATTTGTGGCAGCGATGAATGCAATGAGTGTTAAACTAATTAAACTAAAGAGGAAAAATATGATTGCATGGATTATTGGGGTGTTGGAGGAGAGAAGGAAAACGCGCGATATAGTTTTCCATTCTGCAAATTTGATTGTTGAAAAGAAAATGACATTTACGCAGGCGGTTGATCACTTGACCTCAAGTAAGATTAAGTACGGCATCGAAATACAGAACGGCGAACGGAAACTTGAACTGTACACCGGTTTAGGGCGCGGTTCGTTTCTTTGGAATGATGGGGGTGCGGTGTTGGTCCATTATCAAGTAAAATTAAATTAACAAAGGCTTTATTATGGCGCGTCCGACAAAAGTAGGGATAAGTTATTTCCCATATAACGTTGACTTTTATGAAGATGAGAAAACTGAATTTATCCCGGCTAAGTACGGATTGATCGGGGAGGCAATTACAGCAAGATTGCTCGAACGTATTTACCGAAACGGATATTTAACGAAATGGGACGAAGATGTTAAGGTTTTGTTTGTAAGTAAATTGAGAGCGCCGGGATGTGATAATTTAAGTGAAATTGTTGACGGGGTTATAACAGAATTATTGAAAAGAGATTTTTTTAGTAAAGAGTTGTTTGACAAGTATAAGGTTTTAACCGGGAGAGGAATACAAAAAAGGTATCTTAAAATTTGTGCCGATGCAAAGAGGAAACATAGTGTTATTAGCCATGAATATAATTTGATTGATGAAGAGGAAACACCGAAAGTAACAACATTTGATTTATTCCCAGAGGAAACCCTTATTACCACCGGAGTAATACCGGAGGAAACCCCTATTTCCACGGGGATTACACCGGAGTTTAGTACACAAAGTAAAGTAAAGAAAAGTATAGAAAACAAAAGTAAAGAAGAGAAAACAAAAACAGACGAAACTCCTTACTTTTTTACGTTTTCAAATTTTGACGATCCTTACTTTTTACAAGCCGCATTAAGTGACATAATAGGACATTACTGTTGGGAATTGGAAATAACAAAATCGGTAAGAACGAGGCTATTTAACATAATTTTTCAGAGTGTACTCCCAAGAGACCGGTGTTATAAAATAGCCTTGGTTGTATTTGGAGAATACAAAGAATATCCGCCGGAGAAGAAAAACTTTGCTTACATTTTTTCCAGAATTGAAGGAAAGATTAAAGATGCAATAATTATTTATCGTGAAGAATTGGCGGAACTGGATAAGGGAAAAGAAAGGGTTGAGGCGGAAAAGATGTTGCAGAGTGACGGCAAAGGACCGCCGGGGGAAGAAAATTTCCAATCGATTCTAAAAGGCATGATTAATTCAAAAAGCATAGCGGAGAAAAAAGTATGAATTTAGAAAAAGTATTTAACCGGAAGCGAGTGAAAGAGGAAGCGGAGAAAACACCTCTGACAATTGGAGAAATGCAAGGAATGTTCCATGATTACGGAATACGAGTATTTAACACAGAGACGAACGAGCTTGAAATTGCAACGATGCACAATGCCACCACCGCTGATTTGTTGAGAGTCATTAAATATTACGAAGATAATTTAATCCGCATATCTAAAGAATATGCGGAAGAACAGCAACTTTTACAATTACAAAAAGAAATAAGAGAAATAGCAGATGGTGAGTTTTTGCCTGATGGTGACAGTGTGAATATTCCAACTCTATTATGGGCGGAAAATTGGGTAAGAATATTTGACGAGATTGCACCACTTGCAACAGAAGAAGGAATGCAAGAACAACTTCTTAGCTCTGCAAATAAAATGGTTAAGCAAGCGTTAAATACAAAAATTGCCGATATAATTTGGGAGAAACGTTACAGCGTTACTGAAGCAGACGATGGGTTTGGAAGATGGATGAGGATAGGCAGAATAAACGACATGACGGTAGCAATTATTACCAAAGCCGTTCACCTGGAGAAAACAAAATATGTTGTAAAGCTTCCGAATAACAAGGGAGATGAAAGTTTGCAAAGTGATATCATAGTAAACAGCGAGAATGAGGCAATGTTGGAAGCTGAGAAGTTTATCGCCGGGTATGTTGCAAATTTTAGAAAAATGGAAGCGATCGGAAAATAGTTTTTGTAAAATTAAATAAAATGAAATAAGTTAACACATGTAATTTTTAATAAATTAACATAGGAGCTGAAGCATGGAAAAAAGAATGAGAACTAAGCCGCGATTTGATCTTGAAGAAGTTAAAAAAATATTTGAAGAATTAATTGGGAATAAGATAACAAACGGGATAGAAACAACTACAAAGATCGTTACCAGATGGAGACGAGGGGAGTTGAAAAGAATAGAGGTTAACAACGAGGATATTGGGGTTACGAACAGACATCAATACGAAACAAAACTTAACCGCGCGTTATTAATGAGCGGAAGGTTCAGACCAAATTTTACCGGACGATTAGAGTTTGAAGTAACGATAACCGGCGGGAAATGCAGAAAAATCCATTACTCAATAAGCAATTTTATTTTTTAACAAAGGAGCGAATATGTCATTTACGTTGAACCAGGTAACACTATTAGGAACGTTGGGAAAAGATTGTGAGACGAGAACAGCAGGTTCAAACACTGTTTCATCATTTAGTATTGCAACGGAAAGAAGTTGGAAGGATAAAGCCGGAGAGTGGAAGAAGGAAACGGACTGGCATAACATTACAGTTTGGAATCCCTCAGATTACATAAAGGAGAGATTGAAAAAAGGGGCAAAAGTTTTAGTTACCGGAGAAATGCGAACGGACAAATATGAGAAAGACGGGGTTACACACTACAATACCAAAGTTATAGCAAAACAAGTTATTCCTGTGGACCGGAAGAGTGATTCGCAAAGTGAAAGCAGTGGACAACACGAAGAAGAGCGCGGAGAACAACAAACAGAAGCAACTGAAGATTTACCGTTCTAGGATAAAAGACAAATAACAAAAATCAATCAACAAATAACAAAGGAACGTACTATGAAAAAGTTACTCATTTCAATCTTGGCATTTATTTTTTCACCGATTATAAATGTGTTAAACGAACTAAAAGAGAAATTAATAGAGAAACATCACGATTTGATACTTTCGTTAAGTGCAAATTTGACAGCGGAAGCGATGAGAACTCATGAATTATTGGAAAAGATTGAGCAACGGCAGTTAGAGACAAACTACTTTATCGGTGGAGTTGCGGCAACAAAGGATGAAGAAGCGCAGTTAGGCATGATGCAAGTGTTGGGGAACTTATCTCAGCAGCTTAATCACATCGGAAGAAAAGCAACAATGCCATTAATATTTACAGCAAAAGGGCTTGCTCTAAACGTTTTACAATGCAAGAAGATCATGTTTGAATGTACTTGGGATAACATTAACGTTATGCGTTTTCTGTTAATGGTTGACGGGATTGTAGCCGATACGTTTGAATATAACTTTGAAAAGATTTCGCTTGATCCGGGTTTTGAGAAGTCGGAAGACAAACCGGTATTTGATTTTGCACGGGTATTTTTGAAAAAGCATACAACACTTACAAACGGGAAGAAGAATATCAGCATTATTGATCACATTGCAACATCTGCAAGCAGACTGTTAATTAGCTATGTGCCGCAAAGAGACATTCTCTATCATGCAGAGATTAATATGATTTGCTTCCGATCGATCATTTCCGCAGTAACACCGTTTTATGAAAAAGAGAAAGCGGATAGCCAAGCACTGAATAAAGCGGAAGAGCCGAAAGAAATAGAACAAGCGAAAGAAGAGCAGAACAGTGAAGAAAAAATAGAACAGACTAACATTTTCCCCTTAAATGATGCGGGTAGAACAGATGTTGCAGAACAGTCCGAAAAATCAGAACAAAAAGAACAGTAGATAAGAACGGTCTATACCTATGCGGACAAAAGAATTCGACCAAGAGATAGTTGAGCTTATTAAAAAGCACACTCCCTTTCGTGAAATAATGGAAAAATACGGCTTCCACAGCACTTCCAAAATTGCAAGAATAAAAGCGGAGTACATTGATGAGCCGAAGGGGAAGAAGACGCGCAGGTCCAGACCGATGAAGCAAGCGCACAAAAACAAACTTAGCATTACCGCCAACGCAATAGCTATCACTGCCAAGAGTGAGATAATAGTAAACAATGTAATCGATATTTTGGCGGGGATGAGGTACAGCATTTTTAATCTCGAGAGCATACAGAGCGAGCAGAAAGAAAAGAGCGAAAATGTTGTAGGTGAGTTGCAAGAGTTGAATAAGAAGGTTGACACTTTCTTGGATTGTGCGACCGAGGTTAGCACAGAAGCGGGAATGATTGAACTGCAAAAAGAAAAGGATGCACTAAACAAAAGGATAGGACAGGCAATAGCTGAAGCGGGAAACTTCTATGCAAGGGATACGCTAAGGATAAAGGCAATTGCGGAGTTGAGAAATCAGTTTAAGGCATTTGTGGATTTGGAAATTGTAGCTAAGGGGCTAACGCAAGTTAAGGAAGTTTTAGACACACTATTTATAGCAATGCAAGTATTATCAGACGATACGTATGTTAGATTTAGAAACAGAGCAATCGAAATTAACCCCGTGGTTAGAGGACTATTCGCCAAGAACGAGGCGACAGTGGACGAACCAGACAAACCGGGCGAAACACTCGATAGCGATACAAACAAGTAAAAATACAATTTACCGGCGCGATGTTGGTGAAGTTGCAGACGTACTTTCTTTCTTGAGAGAATTTCTTGGGAGAGAACCGGGAAAGTTGCAACAGGACGCATACCGCGCCGTTTGGGGCGATGATCCGGGAATATGGGATACGAGATTTCACGAGATTATTTTACTTGTTGGAATGAAGGGAGGGAAAAACTATTGGGCTGAGGGTGACATAGCATACGCAACGTACCGGATAAGCTGTTTAGAGAATCCGCATGAATATTTTGGAAAAGTAACGGGTTCACTTATTTCCTATCCTTCAGACAAAACTTTTGATCTGGTGAACGTTAGTGTGGTTAATGAGTTGCAGGCAAAACATGCGTTCTTTGAAAGTGTGAAAAAAGTATTAAAGCTAACAAAAGACCCAAAGACCGGAGAGAATTGGTTTGAAAGGTATGCGGGGTTAGACTTACGGGAACAGTTTGGAGATCTGAAAAAGAAAGAAATAGTTTTTCCGGTGAAGAAAAGCGGAGGAGGAAGCATAAGGCTTTTATCTTTTAACAGCAGCAAGCAAGCGCCGGAAGGAATTCACATGCTTAGGGGTTACGCGGACGAACTTTCACGAGCAGAAACAAAAGTTGCTTATGCACAGGCGGAAGGATTGTTGGACCTTCTTTTAGGAAATACAAAAGCTTCTTTTCCGGGCAATATCGGTAAAACTATTGGATGGGCTTATCCGAATGAAACAGATTTTGATTTAACAAATTACCGGTTTGAACTTTCGCAAGAGTTGGACGAACAAGGGATTTTGAAGAATCCCGACATGTACGGAATGAAAGCCACAACTTGGGATTTTAACCCGGCAAGAACGGAAGCGATGTTTGAAAAGGAGTTTAGGACAAATCCTTTACGCGCAAAGTGTAGGTTTTCTTGCATTAAACCGATAAGCAAGGATAACTTTTACCAGCCGTACAGCTTTAAGTTGAAGGAAGCGGTTGATCCGGCGATAAAAAACAAGATACATTACAAGCAAACGAAAGTTTATCGAAAGTTAGAGAACGGACAAACAAAAACGGTTTCAAGCATTGAAGTGATAAATATTGTAGGAGACAAAAGGGAGAGATGTTTAGCTTATGACGCGGGTAAAACAAAGGATAGGTTTATTGTTGGTGTAGGTTACGGTGAAACAATCGATGTAAAAAGGATGGAGTTATTCTTAGACGCTGAAACTGAGGTTATCCTTACAAACAAAAAACCGGTGGTGGACGTATTGGTGGTTATTGAGCCGTCTCCCGGTTGTCCGGTTGATTATTTGAAGATAGGCGATATCCTTTCGATATTTTTAAAAGCATTCCCCAACATAAAAACGGCAAACAGCGATCACTTTCAGAATGAAAAGCTTAGGCAGGAGCTTGAGGCGAAAGGAAAGGACGCGAACACCTATAATTTTAGCAACAAACAGCAAGTGAGGCTTTACGAAAAAGTAAGGTGGAATGTTTGGAACAACAACCTTGCAATTTGCGATGACACGGAAGAAACACACAAGCTGCAAATACTGATGAAGAAAATTTCTCCTTCCGGTTTATGGGTAAGCGAAGGGGAGAAGTTGTTAAACCTTGGAAATAAAATCGATCATCCGGTTTCTTCCAGCAAGGACGTGCAGGATGTTGTAGCAATATTAAATAACGATATAATGCAGCTTGAAACGCAAGGAGTAGCAGGTATGGCAGATGGAATAGACGGATTAAGCGAAGCAAAGCTAAGGGAACTTGCAGAGCGGTTTATGGATATTAAAAGCGATTTGTTAAGGGAAGAAGTTGGACCGGACAAGATGCTGAAGATGATTGCGGAAAAGATGAATCTTGATTTGCGGCGAACGGTAAAGTTAGCAGAATTTGTAAGGGAAACCTATGATTATTGAACCAAGGAATTGTAAAAATCCAACGTGCGGGGAAATATTTACGCCGTTAGTAAAAACAACAGAAACGTGTTCACGGCGATGCGGGCAGGCGTGGAGAATTTACAAGGCTGCTATTTGCCAGCAGTGCGGCGATCCGCTTGATAGGAAAGGTTTTGTTTGCATAAAATGTAAAACTGCAAACCGGTTGAAGCAACAGAATATTGATAATGCAAAAAGAGGAAGCACAAAGAAATCTAATTTTGAGAAGAAGTACGAAATCCCCTTACGGCATGATATAGTTGCGCTAGCGTATGGATGGGTACAATAAATAAAATCTCATAAATGTTAATATATAAGAAAATGAATATGTTAAGTTTGAAACTGAAATATAAAATTAAATACTACTACACAAAGGTTTGCCATTTGTTTGGCTTTTGCCCGAAGTGTGGAACGGACGTTAATTATACGCAGAGCGGAAAGGCTGTTTGTCCGAGAGGATGCAAGTATTGATGCAAAGGAATCATAAAATATGTTCTGTTTGTGGCGGATTGATGCACAGACAAAGTAAAACTTGTAGAACGTGTTACACAAACAATAAAATCAAACTTGGGAAATATATTTATAAAAAATGTGAGTATTGTGGGGAAAGTTTCCGTACACATCAATCTCAAATAAATGTCAATCAAGGGAAATATTGCAGTATAATTTGCGCAAGAAAAGGTAGCCCAACAAGAAAAAGAAATCGAGCAATTGTAAGATGTTTCCAATGCGGGTCTGAATTAGAAAGGCATCTAAGCGAGACCAAAAGAAGAAAAGGGGATAATAATTTTTGTTCAACTAAATGTTGGTATGAATACAACCAAAGGCAAAATCACTCAAATTGGCAAGGGGGACAAAGTGAAAGAATGACTCACGAATATCCACATTGGAGAAGAGATGTACTAAAAAGAGATAAAGGTTTTTGCCGTTTATGTCATTCAACTACAAAGATTGAAGTACATCATATCAAAAAATTTAGTCAATATCCCGATATAAGGTGGGAGATAAGCAATGGTATTTCCCTATGCGAAGATTGCCATAAACTTGTTACTACCTCAGAAGAATATTATGAGGCATATTTACAATTTTTAGTCGGTTTACAAGTTGTTGTTTTCGATTTCGAGAAGGTAGCATAAGATGGGAAGGTTTAGCGGATGGACGGAGGCGGCAGTAAGGCAGGTGGAAAGTAGAAAGTTACAAGTGGAAAGTGAAGGGAGTACGATTAAGAATAAGATTATGATTAAGAAAAAGAAAGGGGAGGATGTTATAGGGAAAATTGTTTCGGCTTTGAGCGCAATTGGGTTTAAGGCAACGAGGGAATATAAGTTTTTGAGGGATAGGCGCTTCCGGTTTGATGCAGCGTTACCAGCTCATCACATTGCAATTGAGTATGAGGGAGGCACGTATTCCGGAGGAAGACACGTTCGAGGGAAAGGATATACGAACGATTGTAAGAAATATACCATGGCCGCTATGGAAGGGTGGACGTTATTACGTTTTACAGTTGACATTACGAAGGAAAAGAATTATGAGTACAGAATAGCTGATGATATTAGGAGGCTGATTGAAAAGTGACGGCGACATCTTGTTTTTGCGGATAAAGAATGTTGCTTTGCAGAATCCGCAGCGTGATGAGGAGTTTAAGGATTTAGTGAGAGAACAAATTCCGGGGAGTGAATTTCATCATGTGTTTACAAGTACGGTAGGGATGAAGAGCACGGACCTCTTGGGTATAGCGGTAAGACCGGAAGAGCACAACAAAAACCAAACGAATCGTGACTGGCTGATTGAGAAGATACCGGGAGCGATAAGAAATTTAATAATGTATGTAATTAAGCTGAAGAAGGAAATTAATCAATTGAAAAAGGAGCTGAACAATGCAAACAAATCCATTAAGTGAGATAATTACGGATGAGCAGTACGAGCAATTGATGAAAGAGGGGTTGTTAAATCCGTTAAGGGTAAGGGACAAAATAATAAAGAAACGGTACGAAGAATTGAAAAACGGTACCGAGAAAATGTCATCCTCCGAACGTATAGACAAAATACAGCGCGAGGAATATAAGTATTTAACTTTTGAAACAATCAGAAAGATAGTGATGAACAAATGGAAAAAGAGAAATTAAAAAGCATAGACGCGGAAAAGATTTTAGAGGAAGCCATAGAGATAGCTGAGGGTTTGGCGAGTGGATATGACAACGAGAACGGAGACGCCATGAGCACTTATCTTAGTGTGTTGGTCACTTATCTTGCCCGTTTGCCGAAGATGGAAGCGGACGCAGAGTATTTAATGAATTACAGCAAGGGAGATTATGGAGATACGGAAGCGAAGAAGGTGAAAAAGGATCAGATAAGCGCGACTTTGTTTAAGGAGGTAATGGGGGGAGAAGTTGCAACGTTTACGCGGATATATAGTTTCGTCCACCGGTTAAACTCGAATATTATTGAGATACAGAAATCGGTAATAACGCAGCTTAGTTACCTAAAATCAACCATGCCAAGGAACATAAATGAAGGTGAGTTGGTAAAGAAGATTGAGAGCTTAACGCGGGAAGTATCGGCGCTGAAGAAATGGAAGGAAGAAATTTTATAATTACGAATTAGGAATTAGGAATTAGGATGAAAAAGAAGAAAGAAGAAATAATTTATTTATTACAGGATGCGCGAAACGGGCTATATGTAGCATCGTTAGGGCATACAACGCAAGCGAAGTATGGAAGAACGTTTACAGAGAAGCAAGCGGAGAAGTATTTGGTAAAGCATCCCGAAGGTTATGAAAAGATATTGGTGCGGGAATGGGAAAAGGAAGAGTAAAAAAGAGGATGTGTACGAAGAAAAGGGCTTATAAATATTTCAAGTCAGCTTTGCGGGATGCTGAAAAGTTTAACAGAAGAATTTACCGATGCCCATATTGTAATAATTATCATTTAACATCAACAAAATTATGGCTGATGAAAATTATACCTATTGTAATAGGAATAATTTGCAATTGAAAGGATAAGCGGTTGGAAAAGATAACAAAGAACGATAATCCAATTAAACGACCACACATTTTGGGATATAGTGGTTTATTCTTGGCATCTATGATGTTTATGAATTATGAGAAGTTAAGTATTCCCTCTTTTGGAAAGGGAGAACAGACTTATGGAAGTCGAGTAGCAAAAAGCATTAATCCGGCGGAATGGAAAGAGATATGCAAGAAAAAAGAGCAAGGGCGTAATGAATTGTGTGCATGCGGCAGCGGGAAGAAATATAAAAAGTGTTGTGGAATGTATGGAAAATGAATTTAGATATTTAATAAACTTGAATAGTAGTTCAAGATTGGGGAGCCAAATAGACGCATTTACGGAACAACGGAACATTTGTTGGTTTTCTTGCGGAGCGGCTTCCGCAGTGATGACAAAGATCGTACTTAAACAAAACCCCAAGGCTATCCCGGTTTATTGTGATACAGGTTCAGAGCATGAGGATAATTTGAGATTTCTTTCAGATTGCGAACAGTGGTTTGGGAAGAAAATTATAGTTATTAAATCGAAAAGTTTTGAGAACGTTGACGCAGTAATTGAGGCACGGGAATATATGAGCGGAGTAAATGGTGCGCCGTGTACGGTTGAATTGAAGAAAGTACCAAGAATGGAATTCCAAATGCCCGACGACATTCATTATTTCGGATACACTATTGATGAATGGAAAAGGGCAAGAAATTTTTCGATCAATAATTTTGAGTTAAATCTTAGGCATGTACTTATCTATAATCTTTTAACCAAAGAAGATTGTTTGGGGATATTAAAAAGTGTAGGGATAAAAATACCGTATTTATACACAATTGGGTTAGAACATAATAATTGTATCGGTTGTGTTAAAGCAGCATCGCTAAAATATTGGGCGATCATAAGATATTACTTCCCGGCAGTTTTTATGATACGATGTGAGCAAAGCAGAAAGTATAGGGTAAGGTTAATTAAAATAAAAGGGGAAAGAAGATTTTTAGATGAATTGCCAGCCGGAATAGATTTCCCGAATGAACCGGAAGAGAGTTGCGATTTTTTATGCAGCTCATTAGCGAACGAATTGAAAGTAAATGATGAAAGGATGAAGTAATGAAGATAAACGGTGAAGATGTAAATGTATTGGAGGATGGTAAAGAGGAATTAACGGATCAGACAGTTGCACAATTCTTTGTGATAAAGAAGCATCTGCAAGAAAACAAATTACCGCCACATGAGAGAAATTATATCCGCTTCTTTTTGGAGATGTACAAGATAGAGTTTGATGTAGAAGAAATGGTCGAATTTCGCTCATTTGCTGAAGAGGATTATGCTGGTTGGAAACAGTCGCAGATAGCAGATGATTTTGCGCGGGGTGGATCGTTTGTGGACTTGCGGGGGATGGGGCTGGAGTAATGAGGTAGTTAAAAGTGGAAAGTGGAAAGTAGCAAGTGGAAAGGAAAACGATGAGAGAATTTATTATTTGCGCGGCTATACATTTTAAGGATGGGAAAAAGTATGAACATCAACCAAAGAATATTGAGACCGGAATTGTGGTTACGGGAAGACGGCATCATAACTGCTATTTAACGGTGTTTATGTTAAGCGGTGAGAAATGGAACGCGGTTGATCATGTTCAAGGTTTTCTAACTTCTACGGATATTTTTGTTAATCGTAAGGAAGCTTATCAAATAGCAAAGCGGGAAGGGCAGTTGTTTAGCGAAATGTTGCATGATGATAAACCAACGTTGATAAGTGAGGAGTTGTATTAAGATGAAAGATAAAATAACAACTATCGAAATAGAGGCAAGGTTAGCAGGGCATTTTAATTACCGGCAGAACTTAATAGTCCCAAATATTTCATGGGGAATGAATATACACGAATGCGATTTGTTGATAGTTACTAAAAGCGGATACGCTACTGAGGTTGAAATTAAAATAAGTAAGGCTGATCTGAAAAAAGATGCATTCAAGAAACATAACCACGAAGATAGATTTAACCGGATTCGGCGATTGTATTTTGCCATCCCGGAAAGTTTGATTGACTGCATAGGGTTCATCCCGGAACGAGCCGGAATAATAATTTTAAGCAGAGGAAAAAGTTTCGGGGAAGATATTATTTATTGCGAGGTTTTGAGGGAGGCAAAGATTAATAATACTTGTAAAAAGTTTACTGAAGAAGAAAGGTTTAATGTAGCAAGATTAGGCACTATGAGGGTTTGGGGGTTGAAAAGGAAGATAATCAAAATGAGGAAGAACCCCATCCCTACCCTTCCCCTTTCCTCCAGAGGCGGACAAGGCCAAGGGGAAGGATGAGACTGAGGAAAGTTGAAATTTCAACCCTTCGGAGAATAAATAAATAAGTAAATCGGATTGTTAATATATAGGAACTCATCACAATGAACATATTTTTAGACGAAAGCGCAAAAAATTCCAAAGATACCGAAGAACATGTACTAAGTACGGAGGAATTGTTAGACGATATGATGATGGATGAACCGCTGCAAAAACGTTTGAGCGAGCAGGGAAAATCGGGAGGAATTGTTCTTCCTCTTGCGGAGGAGATGAATTCAGTATTACAAGAGATTGAGGGGTTTACTTTTGAATATAGCGGACAGCAGAAGATAATCAATTGGGAAAATAGTGATGTGCCTTACCGTGTACTAAGACGCGCAGGCAGTACGGAAGCGGGAAGGTTGATAAAGAACCAGCGTAGGCTTGGTTTAGCACAATACGGAAGGGTGCCAAAATCAGACGGGATACAAAGAGGCGCAAAACTTATTTTTAGCGATCCCGATTACGCCCCGACAAAGGATGAAAAGCTGAGGTTAAGGGTTTGGGAAGACAAGATTTTTAAGAACTTTTTTTTCCCGGCAAATGACCGTTGGGCAAACCTCGCCAAATTTATTGGGAACGCTTATGAGGATTGGTTTGATCTTGATGATATAACGGCAGAGATACGGCGTGACGGGTTAGGCGATCCGATAGCTATACATTTACAAGACCCGATTATTTATAAGCCGGTGCTAAAGCAAACGAGGATACACCCGGATTGGAGGTTGGGCGATGATTTTATGACACCGTACATGGAGAATTGGGAAGAAATGGTAACGGGTAAACGAGCTTTTCTTGACGAGGAAAACGTTGAACCGGACTATGTGCTGCATTACAATAATCGCCGGTTAGGAGCGGCAACGGATTACAACGTAAGAAAGTTTCACTTTTTTACCAGGAGTGATTTTAGGTTTGCACAAAGGGGTTATGGAATAGTTGAACAATCTATTACCATTCTAACTTACATTATTAACGCGCTGAAGATGAACGCAAGTAATTTTATGAACAATAAATTACCGAAAGGGTTCGTGCTTTTCACGGGCGGCGGAATAGGAGCGTTACAGCTCGAGAAATTGAAAAAGGTAATGAGCGCGTATATGGGCGGAACAGCGCCAAACCGATTTCCGATAATGGGTTTGAACAGTGAGAAGGGGGACGGTAAATGGGTAGGGATTGGAGGCAACAGCCGCGAAATGGAATATCATCTTTGGATTACACTTTTGTTTTCCATTTTTTGCCGGTTAAGCGGAACAGATCCCCGTGAGGTTAGTTTAGGCGCACACAGTGACGCAATAAGACCGCAAAGCATAGGTGAGAAAAGCGCGGACGGAGTTGTAAACGAGAATAGAGATATGGGGGAAAGAACTTTTCTTACTCACTTAAAGGATTCACTTAACGTTACGGACAAGTACGGGTTGAACCTCTTTCAGCAATTAACGCAAATGAAGGTTGAACTTGATTTTGCCGGATTTGAAATTGAGGATAAGAAATTAAAACAAGAAATAACAAAGTTGAATTTACAGACGAGTAAAAGTCTGAACGAAGTTTTGAGCAACGAGGACAAAGAGAAATATACGCTGATGATTGACGAAGAAACGAACCTCTTTGATATTCCGGCGGTGAATAGTGAAGTTGTTAGGGCAGTTGTACAGTTTAAGTTACAAGCCTTTGCAAATAAGCAAGCGGCGGAACAGCAGCAGGCAGGCGGCGGAATGCCAGGACAACCAGGAGCGGAACCGGGCTCAGAAGGGGAACAAGCCGGAGGAGAGGGAGAATTAACGGATGATGATAAAGCGTTGATTGAAAAATATAAAGGAGCTTCAAACGTTGAGATCGATAAGGAGCTACAGCAATGATAAAAATTAAAATTTGGGGGCAGACCGTTTTAGAAGTAGAGGGGATTGAAACAAAGGGAACGGTGAATAATTTTCATTATTCTAATTGTGTGTTTGGGCAGCCTATAATTGCAACGATAAAGAAAGAGGATGGAACGGAAGCAGAGCGAGAAGTAAAGAGAGAAACTATATCGGAAGAAAAATATCTTAAAATGGTTAAGAAAGTTTCGGACAAAACCGGTTTCAATGCAAGTGAAATAGAATGGATATTACGAACAGCCGAAGGATACTTAGGAGAAATTGAGTAATGTTAATCTCACCGCTTGACGGGAAAATTCTGCATTTAAAAGAATTAGGAATGATTGAGGAAATTCTTTTTAACGAGGTTATTTCACCCGATGAATTTTACAAAGAACTCACCTCTTTTCTGAAGAAGAACTATAACCTTGACGCACGGGCAACTTTTACAACAGAAGAGCTACAGCAAGTCGATTTTTTTATCAATACTTTTTTTAACACAAGAATAAACGAGGCTAAGGTTTGGCTTTTACGCGCGTATGTGATGGGGAGATATTTAGCGCATACCGATCTAACCGGACAAATTTTTAGACTTGGGAATTTAAGCAGCTTACCAAAGTATGTAACGGATGCGGCAAAGCAATACGGACTAAGCATTGAGGAGGCAATGGCATTACAGCAGGCGGTAGAGGAAAGCGCCGTACTGATGACAAACACAACGCAAAGCACCATCCAGACGGTACGTGAGGCGCTTGTTGAAAATGTTAAGAGAAATGGAGATGCAAAGGACTTAATTACAAAACTTCGTGAGCTGAGCAAGGATGATGTTGGAGAGTTAAACCGGAATTGGAAAAGAGTATGCATAACTGAAGCGAATTCAATTTTTGCTAATGGTTATTTGTCAATGATTCCAGAGGGTGATTATGTTGTTGGAATGAGTATGCCGGATGCTTGCGGACATTGTACGGAAGTGATCAACGGGCAGGTGTACAAAGTAAGGAAGAATGCGCCGCCGGATTACAGCAACATGAAAGGGGATGAATATGAGAAATGGGCGCATGTTTGGGAAACGGAAGTTTGGGCGGGGAAGAATAATTTTGGCAGAAGTACAAGCAATCGTAAACGGATTGATAAGCACAGAGGGAACAAAGAAGAAAATCTGCGCGAGAAAGAGCACCATGAATTTTCTATGCCAGCGATTCCAGATCATCCAAATTGCAGGTGCAGATGGGTGCATTTTAATCCTAAGTTCCAATGGGTTGATAGCAACAACCAAATAAGGCTGCGGGTTGAGGATGAGGACGCATGGGAAACCTGGTATGAGAATACAATTACGAATTAGGAATTAGGAGAAAACATTATGAAAAATAAATTATTCGAAAAGATAAAGGTGTTTTTTAAGGGGTTGTGCCCGGAAATTGGTGAGAAGGTAAAACCGGTTGTAATTGCAGAGGTTGTACCGGAACCGAAGTTTAATAACAATCCGCCAAAAGGTGGTAGTGGTGTAATAAATAACGGTTCGGTGAAGAAAAGGAAAGTAGTTAAGAAGACGAAAACTGAAATTAACGTAAACCTAAAAAGAAAGGGAAAGAAATGATACCGGCAATTATAACGGGTTTGTTGTTTGTGTTATTCGCTTCTTTAGCAGAAAGTTTTGAATATGCGGAAAGATACGTTGTAACGGATATTTTGCAGGATAAGTTTTTAAGTAAGGCTTGGCATTGGTTCCAATTGTTGGAGCGGATATTTGCCATAGTGTTTGGTTTTAGCCTATCGTTCTATTTGATTGGCATAGGCGAGGCTGTTAAGGTGGTTTTCTTAACAGCCTCAGTTTTTTGGATAGCTTATGACGGGGCAATAAACATTGCGCGGAATAAGAATATATTTTTTATAAGCGGACAGAGCGCAAGCACGTTTGATGTTTTTGCTCATCCGGTTTTAAAGATCGGTTTACTAATCACTTCACTTATTATTTTATTGTTTTTATGAAAGGAACGAAGCAATGCCACCGGAGTTTACACAGAAAGATTTTGATAATGAATTATTCAAAGCCGATTACAACGAGTTTAAGGGGGAAATAGGGACGAAGTTAGATCAAATAATAAAAAAACTTGATGCGTTTGATATGATCTTTATTGTAAACGGCGGGAGTGACGGTAAGGAAGTCGGGTTTAAAAGGAAAGATTTGTTCCAAATATTGTATGATAATGGAGTGAAGAAGACCAAGGCAATGGAGGAGTTTTTTACGAGAGAAATAGATGAATTAAAGGAAACGATTGAAAAACACATTGACACCGGGTTTAAGAGCGGGATAGGCAAGTTGAATTGGTGGAGTTCAAAATTATTGCCGATAATAATTTTAGCGGGAGTTATCGTATCGATTATTCTTGTGCTAATAGGTCAGCATGAATTAGCGCAAAAAATCCAAAATATTACAAAGAATTGAATTAGGAAATTTAAATACAGAGAGAGAAGAAAAGAACAAAAGGAGTAGTGTAAAATGACAAAATTAAGTGTTTCGCTGGAAGATATAAATCCAGACATCGATATGAAGAGAGATATTATCAAGGAAATTGAGGGAAAAGCAAGAGAGGTTAAAAATGCGTATAGGCATCCAGAATATTTGTTGATTTCTCTTGATCTTTATTTACTGTTGCTTTCTAAACTTAATGAAAATGGGCTAATTAGGCAAATAGACGATATAGATATAATAAATGTTGGAGAATGGCAGATCAAGGTAATATTGGTAGGGTATCCAATAAAAAATTATTTTGACATTTCTTATTCGCTTAACTATGGTAATAGAAAAATTGATTTGTTAAACCAACACCCAAAAACAAAGAGAGAAGAAAATGTGGAAATACATTAAAGATCGATGGACTTTGGATTTGAATTTTATAGCTGATTATTGGTGGTTCTATGTGATAATTATTGCAATAGCAGTAATTGGAAATATTGTTCAGATAAAAATGAATAGGAAATAAAGAATGTTTTTATATAAATTACCGGATTATGAAGGGGGATTTGTTACTAAATCTATTGAGTGTAACTGCATTGTTACAAGAGATGCAAACGGGCACTTGCTGGATAGTAAACCGGTTAATTGTGTAAAGAAGGGAGTGAAAACAAATTTTGGTAAGGTTGTGGATTATTCGAAGAATTTTGTAATTCTGGAAAAAGGGACTGAGCTTAAAAGGGTGAAAAGGGAAGTTCTGAATAATATTTTGGTAAAGAGTTTGGACCAACCCGAGATGACTTTGGAAGAGATAAAGGTATCGGGAAAATTTAATACACTTGCGGGAAAAGTGTTGGTAAAAAGTGAAGATGAAACTGTACGTGGAATTCTTACCGATCCGGACAGAGTATTGATAAAGGGGAAAACCGTGTTTTTCACCAAAACAGTAAACAATAAAGAGCTTGAGGCAAAGGTTGAAAAAAGGGGAATTCTCAATAATACATTGATATTAAAGGGAATAACAACAAAAGAATTGACAGCTTCAAGAAAACTTTTGATTAAGGGAGTTGCAGTAGCTTTTAAAACTCCAAAAGTTTTTAATCTGAACAATACTCCATCGAACCCGGGAAGCGGTGGAACAGCATGGAACGCTAAAGGCGGGATGAAACCAAACCATAAGTACATCGAACGCAAACCGGCGAAAAGTGGAGACGGATATATTTATCTGTATGAACTCCCTTCCGGCAAAAAGGAATGGAGAGATGAAGCCGGAAAAGCCGTTGAGGGAGGAAGCGCAAACGGGAGTGCGGATTACCAGGTAGAAGATTTTAAGGTTGGTGATGTTGTTAAACAGGATAACAAACTTGGGCGGATAACGGAAGCATCAACCAATATGCTTGCGGTGAATTTCGGGGGAGAGATGAAAGTGATCAACAAAAAAGAGCACGTTGAAAAGGTTAAGCAGCATCAACTTATGAAAGAGGGAGACACGATACAGTATGAGGGGAACGATGCAAAGATATTGCGGATAACGGGCAAAGCGGCATTGATAAATACGGCGGACAATAAGCTAAAGGTAATTAATCTTGAAAAGCAATTGGAGAAATACGAACCAAAAAAAGAAGAGAAGCGGTTAAATAAGTATAGTGATGTTTATCAGGGTGAAGCGGAAAAACGCGCCAGACGAGGCGGAGCCGATGATTACAACATAAGTTATGAAGAACAGCCGAGATATAAAAAGTATGTGGACGCGGCGAAGAAAACGGGATTTGGACGCAAAAGCGATCTTGAAATGGTTAAACGGATTGAGACCGGCAATAGGCTAAGAACCGTTCGATGGAATTACAACCCGGAGACGCAGGACGTTAGTTATATGGTTGACGGTGTTGAGGATTATCCGTTAAATTTTATGGGGAAGAAGTATCTAATTAGGGATATTACAGACGATGGATATAGTTTGGAAGATAAAGAGACAAAGGAGAGAGGTTTGTTCTTATCACATAAAGATTATGCCGTACACGCGAAGGACAACGAAATGCGAACCGATCTAAAGCATGAAAGAGTTGGGGGAGTAAATGGGTACGAAATTGTAAAAGAACCGGCGCGGATATTTCATTATAAACCAGAATATAGCGAAGAGGAAAAAGAAAGATTTGAGAAACGAGGTGGAAGCAGACCGAGTAGATGGACGAGACGGAAAGAAGAACCACTACAGAGCCAAGAAGAAAAGAAACGATTAACTGAATTGCAAGGTGAAAGGGATAAAAAAAATAAAGAAGTTTTGGGAACGAAAGATTTTGCCGATTTTGAAAAACTGCATAAGGAGCGGGGTTTTGAAATTGGGGCAAATAGATTTCACGCGACAAAAGAAATTGAAGCGGGAGGAAGAACATTCAGGATAAAGAGTGAGTTTAAGCCGGATAAGATGAGTTGGGAAACCTCCATTGATGGACCGGTTAAAAAGTTGCAATTGGGAGATAAGCGTTTACCTATTACGGACATTTCGAAAGATAAAGTTTTCTACCATGAAGGTGGCGATGAGAAAAGCATAACGTTTGATGAGCTGAAAACTATTAACGGCAAGAGTTTGTTTGAACCGACAAAAGAGAGCAGGGGATTAGTGAGTAAACAAGATCCGGTGAAGATTTATTTTGGAAACGATGATAAGGATGTAACGAGCGGGAGTTATGAGATAGTTGAAGCGGATGAAATAATTGCATCGCACAAAACGGACGGAACTCCAAACAGAGATTACACGATATCAGACGCGCAGAATAGAGACCGCAGCACTCCGCAAAGTATTGCACAAATAAACAAAATTGCAACGAATCCGAATTTTGACTTTCTAAGCGACAGTAAAACAGCACAGGACGGCGCACCGATTGTTGATGAAGATTATAACGTAATTGCCGGGAACGGACGGGGAATAGGCGTACAGCTTCACTACAACAACAAAGGGGAGAAATACCGTGACGATCTGTTAAAGAATGCGGAGAAGTATGGTTTTAGCCGCGATGACGTTGAGAAGATGAAACAGCCGGTATTGGTAAGGCGAACGAATGTTGACGCGAAGGAAGCGCAACGATTGGGAGCAATTAGCAATACCTCACAGATGCTTGCAACGGAGGAACGGGAAGCGGCAAAAGGAAAGGCAACAAGAATTGATGACGCTACAATAAATAATTTAGCTGAGATGTTCACCAAAGGGAACCATGAATCACTTAACCAATATTTGGATGAGATTGGTCCGGACGTGGTAGGTGAATTGTTAAAGAAGAAAATTATTCCAGAGAATGAAGCGCACTTATACATTGATCCGAAGAGCGGAAAGATGGATGCGGGGCATAAGGAAAAGGTTAAGCAGATACTCACACAATCGGTTTTGGGTGAGAGCAGCCAGCATTTTGAGAAGATACCGGAAGCGGCAAGAGCGGGGACGGTTAAAAGTCTTGGGGATATTTTTGCGCTGAAGGGGAAAGCGGGTGATCTTGTTCCTCACTTGCAAGAAGCGATAAAGGTATTGGCAAAGTATGAAGCGGTTAAGGATAATTTTAAATCTCCCGATGATTTTGTTAAACAGGCAGCCAATGACGCATTTGAACCGTTGAAGGGGAGTAAGGAGGGATTGGCATTGTTTGATCTATTAGCAGACCCGATAAGAGAAGTAACGAAGGAAAACGGAAAGAAGGAAAAGAAAAACATAATAAGTGATTTTGTCCGTAAATACAAGTTAAGTATGGAAGGGGATATGTTTTCAGGCGGGCTTCCTCCGGAAGCGGCATTTGCAAGAGTATTTAAACCCAAATATCAAAACGGAGTAAATACCGAAGCGGCATATAAACAACAAATACGAGATGCGATTAAGGTTGGGCATAAAGTTCCCAAAGAAGTTCTAGATAAATACCCGGATTTAGAAAGAGAATATAATTCGCAGCATGTGTTGAAATCGATTAGTAGAAAAATATTTAAGCCAAGATACGCAAGCGGAGTGAATAAGAGTTTGTTTAGTAGATTGCGTATATTTGGTAAAAAAGTATTTATGAAATCTGTTGATACGACAAAGAATATTTTAGCGCCGAGTAAGAAAAACCCGTTGGTGAAGAGATGGCAGAAAGTGGAAAGTGGAAAGTTAAAAGTAGAAAGTGAAAAGACCGAAAACAAAAAGCAAGTACCGCAAACGGAGACGGAGAATTTTATTCACCCAAGCATTAAAGAAATTGATAAAGAGTTGGCAAGCGAAGTTGTATCATCTTTCAACAAACTTTGTGAAATGTACGGGATAGATAAAATTAAAGAAAAGATTACTATAAAAGCGTTTTCTATATCAATCCCCGGCATGGGGAAAAGTCCAATAGCATTTGTAAAAAGGATGGAAGATGAGGGGCTAACATTATATCTTGATGCCGGAAAGTTTCGGAACAAATCAGATTTTAGTATGAGGATAAAACAACAAATGGATTTTGGATATTTGCCAAATGTTGGATTGACACCGGTAGAAATGATTATATCACATGAGTTCGCCCATATTTTACAACATATAAATTATGATACCGATTATATTAATGACATTTCAAAAGAAGGAACGGCGAGTGAAGAGGCACACTTAATTTGTAAATATGCCGAGGGCAATAAAATGGATGAAGAGGCTTGTGCTTTTATACTCGATTATGCGGGGCGAGGCAATGAGATAACTAAAAGAATACTCACGGAATTCTATAATAAACAGAAGGAGAAGTAATGTATCTTCCAATTTGCGCTTGTTGTGAACACGGGAAAAATACTGTAGGGTTAACTTGCAAAGCATTCCCTAATAAGATACCCAAAAGTATCATAGAGGGGAATCCGCATACAGAACCAATAGAGGGGCAGGAGAATGATATTGTTTTTACACCATTACCCGGCTTAACTGAACAACAAATGAGAATAGTTAAAGAAGATTATGGTGTTGATATTGAGAGAAAGAGCACGGAGAAATCTATTGATATAACAAAGAGTACAAAGATAACGAGGAAAATAATTTTGAAGAAAAAGAAGAAGGATGAAACTTTTTTATTGTAAGAAGCAAAAAGAATATTTAAGTTAACATATAGGAATTTATATGAATTAACATCAAACAACAAACAACTCTAAAAGAAGGAGAAAGATCATGGTACAATTCCCATTACTCACCGATGCCCAGGTTGCGGCAAAGGATTTTATGAATCAAGGAGATGCTTTAAAAGCGTTAGACCTTTTGCAGAATCTTCCTTACGTAAACGTTTCAGCCGCATTGGCAGCGGGCGCAACGGGCGTAACTACAAACGAGCACATCTTTGTAGCGCCGTGCAAATTGGAAATTTTGGAAGCGAAGTTCATCACTACCGTAGTTAACACCGGTACAAGCAACGAACCGGAAGTAAAATTGTTAGCGGACACAGCCATTGTTGGTGTTAGCGGCGCAATTGTTTTAGCAGGCGCAGCAGTTGGCGATGTTGCAACTTTAACGCTTGATGCGGCTGAGGTTGTAGTAGAAGCCGGGACAAAACTTATTCTTAGAATAGTTAATCCTACTGCAACAATTACTACTCCGTTAACCGGAAAGCTTCAGTTCATCTGGAAACCAACTGTTTAGTTCATTAGTACGGTTGTAAGTGGTTAGTAGTAATGTGTGACTAACCACTTTTTTAATTACGAATTGTCAATTAGGAATTAGGAATGAACGGCAGAATAGTAAAGAGTGATAGTTTGGAGTTTATGAAAAAGCAAGAAGATTGTTCTGCTGATATTATCTATTGTGATCCACCGTATGCATTGGGGAGTGAAATTATTATTCGCAAAGACGGTAAACCGGATTATAAAAAAGCCGTTGATTTTATGAATAAATGGGAACAGCCAAACGGCGATTTTTGGGAAGCTTGGTTTAAGGAAGCGTTTAGAACATTGAAGTATGGCGGACGTGTAATAATGTTTGGAATGGACCGCCAATTAATGCTGAATAAATATTATGCTTGTAATGCCGGATTTGAAGAACAGCAAAGTTTGTATTGGTATTTCATTTCGAACTTTCCGAAAGCAACTGATTTAAGCAAGATGATTGATAGGAATGCAGGAGCGGAAAGGGAAGTAATCGGGGAAGGCGTTGGTAGTAATTTAAAAAAGCAAAATGAATTAAATAAAGAACAAGGTTATAGACCTAATAATTATTATGAAGATAATGAGGGTAAATTTGACATTACTAAAGCCAATTCTAATCTTGCAAAGAAATATGAGGGATACAAATATTCTATATCTCCATTAAAGCAAACAAATGAAACGATAATGATTTTTCAGAAGCCGTATAAAACCGGGAGTTGTTTACACGACACTTTGGCGCATGAAAACGGCGATAGGGAATGTTTGTGCGGAGCTTTGAATATTGACGGCGGGAGAGTGCCAACAAATGAAACCGATGACAAAAGGCTTAATGGGAATGGAAGTTGGAGAACCGATAAAGCAGCAAAGAATGTTTATGAAGGGGGATATGAAGGCAAAGATATTGTCTCATCTTCTTTAGGCCGTTATCCCGCACAAACTTTTATTGATGAAGAAGCGGCAAAGAGATTGGATAGACAGAGTGGAGAAAAGCAAAGCGTTAAAAGTAAAATAATACATAATGCTTATGGGGATAAATTCAAATTTGGCGGTGGAATATCAACACCCGACAATCAATACGAAGATACCGGCGGGTGCAGTAAAATTTTACACAAGTGTAAATTTGATGAAGAAGAGCACGATATTTATTTTTATTTCCCGAAGGTGAGTAAGGCTGAACGAAACGGCGGACTGAATGAACTGGAAGATAGTTTGATGGCACGAAGCGGAGGCGCACAACAGGCTGAACGAAACGGCGAGACTGAATACCTACAATCTCATATTGGTATGAATAGAATATCAACTGTAAAGAATAATCATCCCACATTAAAACCAATTGCGTTAAACAAAAGAATTTTATCTCTGTTCAAAACACCGAATGAACAGAAAATACTTTATCCTTTTGCCGGGACATTTTCGGAAGTGATAGGAGGATACTTAGCGGGGTTTACAAATTATGAGGGTTGTGAGTTAGAAGAGGCATGGATAACCATAGGCGAAGCAAGGTTTAGTTACTGGATAAATAGAGAGAAAAAAGAAGTTGCCGGGAATGAAGATCAATTTAATTTATTCATCAAGACCGAGGCGGCGTAACATGAAATTATTTGGAATGACAATAGCAAAGAGTAAAGTAATTATTGAAAATCTTGATGATAAGTTGAAAGCGGAAAAGACTTTCAAACTTCAGGATAGAATTTATTTTAAGGGGCTTGATATTGCTATAGAAAATAAAAAGGGAAGCATACGGCGCGGGGTGAATGATGATGGTACAAAATGGGAAACGTTCATGCACATCCCTTATGGTTACGTTAGGCGAACGGAAAGTATTTCGGACGGGGAGAAGATCGATTGTTACATAGGCGATAACCGGGAGAGTGAGAAGGTTTTTATTGTTGATCAGAATAATCCTTTTACCGGCATGTTTGACGAACAAAAGTGCATGTTGGGTTTTAACACGGCCGAAGAAGCGAAGACTGCATATTTGAAGCAGTATGACAGTCCAAAGTTTTTTGGCAGCATGAAAGAAATAAGTTTTGATGAGTTTAAGAAAAAAGCGTTAGCAACATTGGAAAAACCGAAATTATTAAAAGCATTTGGAATAATGTTAAAAGCGTTCGGTACGCAGTTAGGAATGTTTGAGAATGAAGTTATCGAGGGACAGACGAAGCAGAAAGACGGGCACAGCTATGTAGTTAAGCGAAGTAACAAAAATCCATTAGTAAAGAGGTTGTTTAGGGCTGATAAGGAGGAGAGTAAGCCGAAGGAGTTATCGTTGTTTGATAAGAAGGTAACGGTAGGCAGTCGGCAGTCAGCAGTTAGCAGTAGGCAATCGGCAGTAGGCAATCGGGCAGGAAGTAAACCACCAAAAGCGGAACCGATAAAGCCAAAAGAATTAACAGCAGAAGAACTTTCCGAATTACCTGAATCCATTTTAATGATGGGGGAAGTGTTTGGAGATAGTGCTGCAGATATTGAAGCAGTTAGACAATATCACGCAAAAACAAAAAATTATAAACCAAATATCTTTTATCATGCAACAGGTGGAACGGGTGAAGCTGGTGTTGGACGAGGCTTGTACCTTGGGAAAGACAAAGAAGCGCTTGACAAATTTTATAACATCGACCAGATTGCGGATATAGAAGAATATCAAGGCTCTCCTAATTTTTTAGATTTAACTAATTATGATGCTTTTAATGCCTTCGAGAAAGAGGCTAAGAACAAATATAAAAGCAATAATCCTTTACGGGATTTAACTATAAAACAAGGCTATGATGGAATTAGATATTATGACCCACAAGCAACAGGGGAAGAATTTGTTTTATTCAATACGGAAAAAGTAAAAAAGGTTGCGGAAACAAAAGACGATCTTTTTAACCAGCCGAAGGAAGAGAGAAAAGAGCCGAAGGCAGAAATAAAAGTTGTTAAGGGGAAGAAAAACAGAAAAGAGATTAACGCTAAGGTTGAGGAGTTATTAAAGACAAAGAAAAACGATGAGATGAGCGCCGAGGATGTAGAACTCTTAGCACAGTACACCGGACGCGGCGGATTGTTGGGGGATACGCTTGAGGATATTTCGCTTAATGAATTTTACACAAGGAAAGATGAAGCGGAATTTATTTGGGATATGATAGGGAAGTTAGGTTTTAAGGGAGGTAATGTTTTAGAGCCTTCGATGGGAACGGGAATTTTTGTTGAGACAGCGCCGGAGAAAGCGCTTGTAACCGGAATTGAGATCGAGGAAACGAGCGGGCGCATCGGACAGATTTTACACGGCAACGAGCACGATATAAGAATACAAAGTTTCGAGCAGTTTATAAAAGACTATGATAATATGGGAGCGGATTTAGAAGGGGGAGAGTATGACGCGGTAGTTGGGAATTGTCCGTTTGGCAAAAGGGGATTAAGCGCAATGGATGATAGGGAGAAGAGTGATATAAAATTCCATGAGCAATATTTTATTGATAGAGGTTTGGATATGTTGAAGCCGGGGGGAATAATGGCAATGATCGTTCCAACAAGTATAATGGATAATCAACTTAATCAATGGCGGGGTGAGGTAAACAAAAAAGGGGAATTTCTTGGAGCAATAAGAGTACCAACCGGAGCATTCAAACACACAGACGCGCAAGTAACAACGGATATAGTTTTCTTTAAGAAAAGACCGCCGGAAGTGATTGACCATTTGAACAAACTTTCTAAGGAAGGGCTTGGAAAAGCTTATGATGATATGGTAATGGATGCTGATTTTGTTGCGGGAAATTTCTTTAAGAATAATTCTGAGTATGCGTTAGGAACGGAAACAAGCGGAATGTTCGGGATGAAGATATGGAAAGGCGATGTTACAAAGGCTGATTTGGAAAAGGTCGGGGAGTTGTTAAACCATGAGGCAAGGGATTATAGCAGTTTAGGTATTGATGTTAGCAAATATGGTGAGTTAGAAAAAGAACTTGAACCGGGAGATGTAAAGATATTAAACGGAAGAACTTACATCCTTAATAAAAACCATAGATGGGAAAGACTGAAAGATCAGGAAGTAGTATTACAAAACTTACCGGAAGACATTAAAAAACTTGGTATTAAGAGTTGGGATGAATGGAGAATTAAGAGCGAGGACATCGGCTATTTGTACGGATTGAATAAGGACCAACTTAAACTTTTTGGACAAACAAGAATTGTAAATGAATTGGAAGGATACAATGGTAAGAATGATTTTCAGACGGAATATTTAACCAAGGGAGTTATTCTTGGTTTAGCAGTAAAGGATTTTAGGAAGGAACTGCAAGACGGAAGATTATCCGCTGAAGAGGCGCAAATGGAAGCGGGGAAACTGAAAATATTACTGAAGGATTTTATTGAAAAGTACGGACATCCAATTGATAATTTGAAGTTGAATAAATTTTTTAGGAACAGCGGAAATGCGCCACTCTTGGATTTAGCAGGTAGCTATGATAAGAACGGTAACACAATCAAGATGTTTGATGATCCGCTGTCTTTTTATAAAGTTTATCAAACGAAGAGCGAAATAGGAACGGTGGACCGGAATGATATTGTTTCGGTGATTAGTTTTCTTTTTGCAAATAATTTTCCAACGGATTATCAAACGATACGCGGCGAGTATGAAGGGGATGGAGATATTGAAAGAGAGCTTGCATACAGTGATGAAATTTATTTTGATGAAGAGGGAAATTATAAACCGAAAGAGGAAGTCCTTTACGGTTATATTTACGAAAAGATAGACGCATGGGAAAAGCAACGGACAGAACTGAAGAAGGAATCCAAGAACGATAAGTTAAGCGATAAAGAAAAAGAACTGAACGCACAAAAAATGCGGAAGCTTGAAGATCAGATAATTGAGGCGAAGACTAGGGCAAATATCAGGGAGATAAAGCAACTACCGATAATGTTAAGCGATGCAGGGAGTATTTACGATATAGGCATCTTAAACAAATATTTAGAAGAAAAAATAGGGGCGCATTTCTTAGGCGAATTACGCAAAGATGAAAAGAGCGGATTTATTTTACCGGTGGACGAAAGTTCGGCAAAATTATATTTAGGTTATGCAGATATAACGAAAGAGGGAAAATCAACGAGTGTAAAGAAAGAATTGCGGGATCTCTTTAATAAAGATGAGCATCCTTTATTGTTTATGATTTTAAATAAGATGAACGGATTAGGTTTACCGGCATTACGAACAGAGGAAGGGATAGCTAAGAAAGAACAAGTCTTACAGCTTGAGACAGATTTTAAGCAGTATTTATCCGATAGTGAAGAAGCTGATAAAATTGCAGATACTTATAATAGGCTGTTTAATTCCTACATACAAAAAACGTATGATGAAAAACCGATAGAGGGAATAAAACATTTTGCTTATGATAGAGTAGTTGGAAAAGACGCAAGCGGAAAAGATATAACCGGACGAGATAAGGCGGGCGGACATACATGGGCAACGGTAAGACGGATGTATGAATCAGGCAAGGGTATGATAGCGCATGGTGTGGGTTTAGGAAAAACTTTGGAAGCATTAACTTTAACTTTGTTGAGTAAAGAGACGGGAAGGGCAAATAAGCCGTGTATAGTTTCTCCGAAATCGGTGTTGTTAAATTGGGTTGCGGAAATTGAGAAGTGGACGCAAGGGGTAAATTATTTGTTAGTTGGTTACAAAAAAGATTCTACCGGCGCTTGGATTGAAGAAAGCCGTGAAGAAAAAGAATTGAAGTTGCAACGTGCAGCAAATGAAGATTTTGACATGATTTTAATGAGCCGTGATTTGTTCGGTACAATTGACTTTTCGCCCGAAACGAAAAAGAATATGCTTAATGAATTGATGGACAAGTATTACCCGGAAGGAAGCCGGTTATCAAGTTTCGCCGACAAAGATAGCAAGCAAGCAAAGAATGTGAAAAAGAAAAGAGATACTTTGTTAAAGAATCTTTCCGAAATGATGGACATACCGGATCCAATGGGGGGAGTGTATCTTGATAATTTGGGGGTTGATATGTTGGTAAGGGATGAAGCTCACGACACGAAGAACTTATTAGTGCCAATGGAAAGTGAAATTAGCGGAGTAAACAGCAGCACTTCACAAAGGGCGATGCACAATTTATTTGCAAGTAAGATCATACGCGGACAGAATAATGATATGGGGTATTACGGATTAACTGCAACACCGATAAGTAATTCTCCGTTAGAAGTTTTTAATATGATGGTGCCGTTTGCGGAGAAAGAACTTGAAAAATTAAAAGTTCAAAACATGGATGATTTTGTTGCAAGATTTGCAGATATAGATAATATTCCAACAACAAATGCAGACGGCAGGGTTATAGTAAAGAATAAATTTTCGGGCTGGAAATCGGCTGAGGCATTAAGAAATACTTTCTTTAGGTTTGTTGATTATAAGACTAAGGATGATGTTGAAAGCGTAAAAGCAAATATAAAATTCCCGAAAGAAAAAGCAGCGAATGTTTTAAGTGATCTGAACGAAGGGCAAAAAGAAATAGTGAAGCATTGCAAATTAAGGTTATGGATGTTAAGCAGCCGCGTATTTGATAAGGACAGCAAGACATGGGATTTTGACGCGAAGAAGTTACAGGAAAAAGTAGGTGAGGGATTAATTAGTCAGGAAGAAGCAACGGAAGTTTTGAGTTATTTTAATAACGAATATTTACCCAAGTATAAAGAATTGAACGCTTGGCTTGGACCTGACGATACACCGAATGACGATCACTTTTTTAAGGTGCAGCAAGATTTGATAAAAGCAACGAGTGATTTGCCCTGGTATCAGGAAAAGAGCAGTGAATTTTCTAAAAAGGTTGACAATGATTTGGTTAAACAGCATAGTGATTTAAAGAAGTTCGCGCAGTTGAATGAGAATGCATTATCAATACATAAGAGTGGAGGCAAACAAATAGTTTTCGCCATTAACACGGCTTTGCATGATAAGATTAAAAACGATCTTGTAAAAGCAGGCATACCGGAGAACGAAATAATAATTGTAAACGGAAAGACGGTTAGCAGCTCGAGTAAAAGATTACAGATAAGCAAAGATTACAATAACGGAAAGTATAAGGTTGTAATTGGTAATTATGCAACTATGGGAGAAGGGTTGAACTTTAACTACATGACGAGCGATATTCACCACTTACAACCAGCTTGGAACCATTTGCAGATAGAGCAGGGCAACGGAAGAGGAATAAGGCAGGGAAATCCGTTAGACAGTGTAAATACGCATTACTACTTAACGAAAGGGAGTATTGACGGATTTATGAATACAAAAATCATGGATAAGGCGGGAATGGTAGATAAGTTCTTAAAGGGTGAAACGAGCCGATGGGATGACGAAGTGCAGCTTGAGGCTGATGAAATGATGATTGAGTTAGCCGATAATCCGGAACAGGCAAAAGCATTATTAGCATTCAGAAATAAAAAGTTACAGGATGCACTTGCAGAACAGCAACGGCAATCTAACTATAAACAGCTTGATAGATTGTATGAGGTAAAAAGGAAAAAGGCGGGAATGGAGGAAAAAACTTCTAAACAATACCAGATGATGGAACAGGAAGAAAGAAGTTTAACCGAAAAACTTATCGGGGCAAATTTTGAGCATAAGGGGAAACTTGACTATGACAGAACTCCGGTAATTTTACCGGGGATAAACAAAGTTATTCCGGTAGGTGGTATTTTGGAAGGGAAAGAAGGAGAGTTTTACGCGGTTGAAGATTACGCGCCATCTACCCAGAGAGTGAAGATAAGAACGTATAAAGCCGGGGCGCAAGGCGATATGGTAGGAACCCGCGCGTTAAGCGCAAAAGAACTTGATAAAGAATTCAACGCATTGTACAAAGAAACCGATTTAGATTTAGGCGGAATGTTTAAGAAAATTATTGATGATAATGAAGAGCTTGGAATTAACTTTATAAGCAAAATGCCAAAGGAAATTTTGCAAGCAAATAAAGTTAAATTGCTTGATAAACTTAACAATACCGATGAAGTATTGTACCAAACTATGGACGGTGATTTTAAGGTAGCGGTTTATGAAAATGCAAAGTATGAAATTACAAGCGAAGGAGGGAAGATAATTTTCCCACAGGAGAAGCCGGAATTTCCAAAGATACTTAATGAGTTGATCAAAACGAATAAACCAAAGCAAAATTGGGGAGAGGGTTATTATCAATTTAGGAAGTATAAGAATTTTGCAACTTCTATTTATGGTGAGAATTACGAAAACGCAATTAAGAAAGAGATCAAACGGTTAAATGGTGAAGCAACTGAAACAAGTATCGCCATCCACACAACCGGCGCGAAGTACAAACAAGAATTAAAGCGGTTGTTTGAAAAAGGGTATATGAGTGATTATACTTATAAAAGAATTATGCAAGGTAAGGCTTGGAACGAGCAAACTGATTTTAGCCATGCGTTAAGGGCAGAGTTTTTTGATAATTACCACATAAAGGAAGACGGCGGAGAGTATAGGTTCAATCCGAGTTTAATTACTGCCGAGGCTATTGATAGAGCCAGAGCAATTGATGAAATAAAAAGTGAAGACAACAAAGATTTATTAGAGGATATACTTACAAATAAAATGAGAGGAGTTGCGGCATAATGGAACTAAAAGAAAAAGTTAAGCAATTACTTAACACATGGATACAAACGGAAGACGGAACGGGAAACTTTAAGTTGACCGGACCATACTGGGAAGCTCTTTACCCAATATTAAAAAAACACGAACCGGAATTATTGCAACAGTATGAAAATAAACTGCAAGAAAAGTTTGAAAACTTTAACGAAGAAATTAGAGAGAAAGTTTCTTCCGGTGATGAAGAACAGGACTATGTGAATGCAATTAATTACATGAACGCGCGGGAACGGCAGTACGCAAATAACGGCGATGTTCATTATGTTGATAATGACGGAGATGATTACGCATATATTCCAAATGAGAGCATTGATCAGAACGAACATTTTGGAAGAGAAGTTTAACGGCGTAATTACGCCATAATCAAAGGAGTTTGTTCACGGGATACACAAATCTAAAACGTAGGAATAGTAATGCAGATTTGCGATGTGGACGAAAATACATTAGAACAGTTAATAAAAGATTTTACGGATGAGTTTGGGGAAGAAGTGTTAAAAGCTGTTTATCGGTTCCACCGGAAATTGGCGAATAAAATAGACGTGAAGAATTTTCCGGCGGCGGAGATTTATCATAGGCTATTGATAAAGGACTTACGCGAGGGCAAATACGCTCAAATGAGTGTGCGTGAAATTGCAATAATTGAAAAAGTAAGCGAAGGTACGATCTATAATATTATCGGGAAAGCGTGTAGGGTAAAGAAACCGATTTATCAATACTCAATTAAAGGTAAGTTGATAAAAAAATGGAACAGCGGGACGGAAATAGAGAAAGAATTAGGCTATAGCGCAAGTCAGATACGGGCAAACTGTAGATTAGGGAATGGTAGGGCGACTTATGGTTTTGTTTGGAGATACCAGGAATTAACGGGGGAAGAACTTTTGTCAATTAGGAATTAGGAATTAGGAATTAGGATGTTGAGGGAATAGCCGAAATTATCAGAAATTTTATTTGTAAAGAGAAATGACAAATTTAGTTTAAAGTGTAAAGTTTTGGGGTTACATTTTTTTCTTACATAATATTTTACATAATCTACGTTTATTTTTGTGAACCTCCGGAGATGAAAGCTTCGGAGGTTTTTAGTAGTAAGTTAATACATAACTTGTTCTATAAATTAATATTTAATAAGTTTGGGGTGAAGATTAGAACAAATAATCAAAGGAGTTTAAAATGAATTATATATTTGAAGAAAGAAATGATGCCTTAGTAATTGAATACAGTACTAAAGACAATTTTCGAGAGTTCACACAAATAAAATACACGCCGGATTCAGAATATCCACTATCTACAGAAGTAGTTGAAAACATAAAAGACTTAGACAAGCCGGTGGTATTCCACAACTCTATTTCGCATGAAGATTATAAATTCATATGCGAACAATTTAAGATGCCTTTAGATCGTGGATATGGAAATTGCAAGATTTGGGCTGCTATCTGTTTATATAACCATCAAGAAACTGCGGCAAATAATACGATTAGAGTTTTTTTGGATGCAACAAAAAATCAAATGTTGGCATCGCATCATCCCTTGTTACGAGAAAAGCTTAAGAGAGACAAGCAAAAAGAAATAGAGATTTCTTTTTGTGTAAATTATGGTATAAGAAGAACAACAAAGATGGTGATTGATGAGAAGGACGAACTTTACACAAAAACCGATGAAGAAATCTATGAAATGATAAAAAAAGTTTTTACATCTTAAAATTTAGTAGCAAAAGACAATGACAAACCTCCGAGGAATTGAAAACCTCGGAGGTTTTCTATTTTAAACAATCTTCAAATTTCAACCCTTCGGAGAGAAACGCTTTCCTTAAATATGCAATAAAAAAAAGAGTAAACAATTTTGTATAACAAGTTTGAATTTTTTGCCCCGGCGTATTTGGTAAAAAGCGGAAGTAAAACCGAGCCTTTTAAGGTAGGTGGAACTATTTCTACAGAGAACCGGGATACTGATAATGAAATAATGAAAAGTATTGATTGGAGTTATTTCACTTCCGGTTTTGGCAAAATTAAATATGAACATAAGGATATCCCGGAGCCGCATTGTTTTATCGGCTTTCCGACAAAGTTAGGGAAGAGCGGGAAATCTTGGAACTTTGAAGGAGAACTTGTTGGGTTTGACCCGGAATTGCCGGATGAGAAATTAACGCAACAGCAAAAACTTGCAAAAAGTACGGTTACTTTATTACAGCACATGGATGAGTTTAATAAACGGCATCCGAACGCAATGCAAAAAGCGGGATGGAGTGTTGAAGGGGAATATTTATCAAAGAGTAAAGACGGGGTTGTTTCGGCAAGGGTTGTAAATGTAGTATTCACAACTAAACCACGGAACAGAGAAACGTTTGCAAAATTAGTTAAGAGTTTAGAAGTGGGGTATGGAATGGCACCCGATACACAAACGGGTTTTGGAGCGACAAGAAAAGAATCAATAGATCATAACATTAAACTAAATGGAGTTACAAAAATGGAAACGAAGAATGATATCTACAAAAAATGTTTAGCCAAAGGCATGACCCCGGAACAGGCGAAGAAAGAGGCTGACGATTTTGAGACGAAACAAAAGGGAGAGATGAACGAAAGTTTTGAAACCGCTGCAAAATCATTGGGCACGGCGAAATTATCTCTTCAAAAATCACTTGATACGGCGAAATCAATCTCTGAAATAGAGTTTGAAGTTGATATTAAAGCGCAGGAAAAGAGTTTGCAAAAATCAATCGCGCTTATGAACAAAGGCGGAGAAGAGGCAGATATTTCCGAATATCTTGAAAAATCCTCTGAAATTTCTTTGGGTGCGTTAAAAGCGTTAGATGCAATTAATCAAAAAGTTGATCTGTTGGCAAAATCTATTGTTCTTTTAGCCGAAGGACAATTGAATCAAGTTAGCGGTGATGAGCATTTGGTAAAATCACTTGATTTGGTAAATAACCAGGTCGAAGATCAACGGATGGGACTTATAACCTTAGTTTCTAAACTAAGAAAAAGCTCCGGCGGAAATTTGTTGACGGATAATATTAATTGGGTTGAAAACAACAAGAACGTTGGAACAGGCGCAGAGCTTAATAAAGCGCAGAAAGTTAAAGTGCTTGAAAAATTAGTTGCAGAAAAATCTGTTGACGAAATTGTTCTGGTTGACTTTAGCGCAGGCGGAACGCAAGCAACATTGCCGGAATCGGTTGAACAGTTGGTGAAATCAAAAGCTGTTGACATGTTCAAGTAAAAAGTTAATATATAAGAAAAATTAACAAGTAACTTTTAATAATATAAAATTGGAGTAAATAAAATGGACGATTTAATGTTTGGCGAATTAGCCGGAAACGGATCAAGTTTCGGCGGCGCATCAACAGTAAAAGAACTCCAGGACTTAGCCAAAGCTCTTGAGGTTGGTTATGCGATGGGGACAACGGATCAAACCGGATTTGGAGCCACAAGACTTGAAAGCCTTGACCCGGTTGTAAAATGGCTTACCTTAAACGAATCATCCCCGGCATTCTTTAGAGCAATACGAAAAGGAAAAGCTTCCAGCACTGTTGAGGAATTTGTAACCATGAACGAAGTAGGAGACGCTAATTTTTATTCTGAAGGCGGATTACCGGATGAATACGATGAAGATATCCGAAGAGAATTTGAGCAGGTGAAATACATCGGAACCGTAGGTAAAGTGCCTTTACAGGCGTTAATGGTAAAGAGTAATACCAACAACGAAGCGCTTGTTACGAGAGCGAAAGCACTTGCAATAATGAAAACCGCTGACAGTAAACTTATTTATGGTGATGCTGCACGTAATCCTTACGAATGGAACGGTTATTACAAACAATTTAAGACCAAAGCAAAAAGTGTAACCCAAAACACTATTGATTTGCGCGGTAAACGAGTAAGACCGGAAACCTTAAACGAATCGGTACAAATTATTGCCGATAACTGGGGTAATCCAAACAATGTAAAATGCTGGATGAGCGCAAAAGATTTTCAGTATTATACCGATGAATTGTTAGCCGGTAGAAGATTTGTAGTAGGAAGTTCCGAAGCCCGTGATCTTATTGCAAGCGCAAAAAGATTTGAACTTGGAAACGGAAAAGGAAATATTGAAACAGATATTTTATTGAAATACAAAGGTCAAAATTACATAGGCGCAGAGTATCCTAAAACCAACAGCTTAATGACGGTATTTGCCGCAACAAACAGCAAAGCGCCGGCAACATTAAGCGCAGGCACTGCAACAATTTCGGTTGACGCAGATACAGCTACCTTGCTTGACGCGGCAACTTATGATTACGCATTTGTTCCGGTTAATAGATATGGTTCAGGCGCAGCATTTGAAGTAAAAACAAATGTTGTTGCAGCTTCCAAACGTTGTACTTTTACCTTAACCGATAACGGTTCACCTTCGGGACAAGAAGCAACAAGTTTTGATATTTACCGTAAACTTTCATCCGCTACCGCAATTACAAGTTATAGATATTTAACTTCGTTTACAGCAGCCGAAGCAAAGATTGACAACGGAGAATGGATACCGGGAGCAACCAATATTTTCTTATGGGATTGGGACTTTGAACAAGTGCTCGATTTCAGACAATTACTGCCAATGACAAAAATGGAATTAGCAAGAATTGATGATTCCAAACGTTGGATGCAGAAATTATGGGCAGTTCCGATTCTTGCAGCACCAAATAAAATGGTGATGATAAAGAACGCAGGTTCTACTGCTTGGTCTTAACGGATTAACAAACAAACAAATTTCTATTCCCCTCTTCCGTTTATGCGGCGGAGGGGAATAAATTAAAACACATCAGAGGCTAAAAATGATTAAGCATACATACCTTAAAAATTTAACGTTAAATGTACCAACATCCGTTAACAGTACGGGCAAACTTCACTTGGATGAAGACGGTTGTATAGTTGAGGAATTGAGTTTTGAACAAGAGCAAGAATTGATCGATCACCCGGATTTTGTGACAGTTGAAAGTGGAAAGTCGCAAGTAGAAAGCAAAGAGTTGCAATCCGCCGAAGGCGGAGAAAGTAACGATCAAGAGAACAACCAAGGGCAAGAAGAAAAAACCGCAGATCAAGAGAGCGGAGAAAATTCTGAAGGGAAAGCCGGGGAACAAACCGAAGACGAACTGAAAGAATTTGATACCAAAATTGTAAACGGCAAAGGTTTTATTTACAAGAAAAATAAAGCAGATATTTTGATGTGGTTACGCCATCCAGAAATTGACGAAAAAGGGTAGGTAAATGTTAATAATAGAGATATTGATTTATCTTGCCGCCGTTTTTTTATTAACCGCGTTTGGAGCGTTACTTTACATTGTGTTGACTAATCCATATAGAGATAAATTATTAAAAAGATTAGATACAATGCTATGCGAAAAGGATGGCTTTTGGAGCAGTACACGTTTCAGATTTCTTTTGGAAACACTTATTGCTAACGCATCATTTTGGGGATTGGTAATTTATCTAACCATAAAGAACAGCAAATTTCCCAACATCCCGGAAAGCATTTTAATTGCTTACGGAGGCATACAAATAATTTCAGCAGTATTAAAATTTAAACAGAAAACCGTTGAGACGGAAGAACCAGCAGAAGAGAAGTAGAGATGTGCAATGAAGACAATAAAAAAAGGGATTTCACAACTTATAACCCTTGATCAAACATTATTAGGCAGCGGAAAAAGCGTTTACCTAACGATGATTGGTGAAGACGGTTCGGTGATTAAAAACTCTTCAGCGGCAGATATTAAAGATTTAGCACTTTCCTACAACGCAACTTCATCTCTCTATGAAGCAGCCGTAACTGTAGCCTCGGATGAGCCGGAACAATATGTCCGGCTCTTCTTTTATGCAACAGACGCGAGCGTACAGAATAAATATTATCCGGAAGACGCAAAGTTGGAAGCGGTGGCTGGAATAATTACAACAGAGGCTGAGATTGTACCTGTACAATTTTTTATTGATTACGTTCTTGCATCGTCTAGCAGATTAGACCCGGCGTATGAGCAAGCGATAACGGCTTTTTCAGAGGATAGGGCGGGATTGAGAAGTTACTTAAAGAGCGCACAAGACGCGCTTGAAAAGCAATGTGAAATCTATTTTACCGAACGGACAAAAACCGAAAACCGCGATAATTATTTTGAAAAATTCAGCATGAATCTTTGGCAGATTCAAGTCTATAACCCGCCGATAAATGATTTAACAAGTGTAAAGATAAAATATGGTAATACCGAGTTAATGGGTATTGGCGTTGATCTTTTTACTTTTGACCGTATGACGGGTATTATTGAATTTTTACCTTTACCTACCGGAGGCACAGCCGGACTTTACACGTTGTTGTTGGGCAGTTTAAGCGCGTTAGGTTTATCCGTATTAACCGGCGGAGCGCTTGAACGGATACCAAACTTTTTTGAGGTAACGTACAAAACGGGGTTAGTTTATGCAGGCGCAGACCCGTTTGAGGTTGAGGGGATTAGGCAAGCAGTTTGCCGGAGAGCATTTCTTAGTTTGGTCCATCACGTAGATCCGGCGGCAAGAGTAATTAGTGAAAGTGAAAGCATTGACGGAGTTGCAAGCAGCATTAGTTCGGGTGTAGCTAAGGTAATTACCGAACTGAAGCAGGACGAAGTAAGTTACTTAAACGGTTTGCGGCAGAAGTACGGAAAGAATTTTAATGTAGTGATCGGGTAATTAGGAATTACGAATTACGAATTACGAATTAGGAATGAAAGAAGAATATTTTGATAGTTTAAGAAAATTGCCGGTTGGGGATTGGAGAACGATTGCATGGTTCCATAGAATAATTATGAATTATAAAAAGATGAAGCGGTTAGCTGATAAGCATAAAGTATCCGCCAGAGGCGGATCAGCCAAAGGCTGAAAAGGTGAAAGTTGTTAAAAATTATTGATGAAAATATTGTACGGAGTTTGAGACGGTTTGGACAAACGGTAAAGCATTACCCGGGTACGTTGTGCAGTTGTATCGCTGAAAATAATGGTGTGCCGTTGTTAAACCATACTTGTAACCAGGGTTATTATTACGGAGCGCCGGAAACGATAATTGCAATAAGAACGGCGATATCATACAAGTATTTAAACACTCCGCAAGGGGTTATTTATGACGGAGGCGCAACGTTTACCATACCGAGATTAAATTTAAGCGGAGCCGAACAGAGAGCTTATTCAGTTATTACACATGGTGATATTTTGGTTTGCGACAATAAGACCAGACGCGATACGGATATACTGAAGCGCGGAACCCGTGATTTTATTTACGCTTTTGATATTACCGAGGTAATTGGCATATACCGAAATAACACAAAATATGACGCGACCGATTACACAATTATTGAGGATGATTATAAAACGTTACTTGGTGATGACGGTTTACCGCTTACTGATGAGAATGGAGTGCCAACGGGAGAGGTTAGAGATAAAGCGGATATTGTGGGTAAGTTAATGGCGGTTGTTTGGGCAACCGGCAAAGGACCGGCAACGGGTGAAAGTTACACGGTAGAATTCATCGCGAAGCAACAATTTAAAGTGTGGGAAGATGCGGGAAGTGATAGGGGAACGGATGAAAACAGACTACCGAAAAAAATGCTAACCGTGCTTAGAAGGTTTGTTAGTCCGGTTGAGAATAATCTTGACACGGTAGAAACGCAACAGGAGATATATACATGATAATCACACTTTTTGGAAAATCTATAAAAATTGGTAACAACCCCA